TCTTCGGTGCTGTAAGGCGTAATTTACGGGCTGACCAGCTCGGCACTGCAGGGCGTCTAGTCGCTGTTGGAATCGCGGTTTCTGATGGGGGTTGAAGGAACCTCCACGGTGCTTGATGGGGGTTCCATATCTAGGAGATGGTGATTGGAATAAATACTTTCAAAATAATTTCGGGCGACAAGTAAAAACGCATCCGGCAGGTCCGGAAATAAGCAAGGTGAGGTGATTGCATGAAGTATCAGCTGGCGGGAGAGGTCATCAGCGTGATCGAGCGGGATGCTGCCCGGATCTTCAAGGTTCTGCATCAGGTGGGACCGGAAAAGGAAGTGATCGAGGTTTACTGTGGGAAGGCCGACAAAAAGGGGAATCAGAAAAAGGTTCCCGATCTTAAGATCGGATCGCAGTACAAGGGAACGGTGTTCCTCAAGGATTTCTGCTTCCCGGTGAACGTTTAAAACCGGCGGGGGGGGGTGCGCATCCCCGAAAAACGCACTAAAAAACGAAAGGAGGGTGCGGTGATAATGATAAATGAAGTATCTGCTGGAATTTTCTGCTTATGTGTTCTCGCGTATGCTGTATATATAAACGCGAAACATTATAGTGATAGATAATGTTATTCATATAGCGGCTATTTCTTCTCCGCAATTCTCCTACATGGTAGGTGTAATGCTTGCTGCGATATTTGCTGTATCGTGGAAGGCTCATTTATGACAATAAACGACATAATATTAGCGGATATGTTGCAAGGTTTCGGTGTAGGTCTTGCGGTCTGGTTCATGTCGTATTGGATTTCAAGGATTTTCGCATTCTTTAAGTGGTTTACGACTTAAATAATCCTTCGGGATGGAAAGGAGTACCAATCCAATGGTGAGTGCAGACTGGGTCGCGTTGGGCGTTTCGGTTCTGGCCACGATGGGCTTCGCTGTCACGGCGGGGCTGGCCATCCTGGGGATCCTCCAGGGCATCCGTACCGGAAAGAAGGCTTTCCGGATCGTCGCTTCCTGATCCTGCGGGATTGGGCTGGCGTGGGGGAGGGGGCGAACGTGCCCCTTCCCCGGCTTTAATAAAAAGGGGGAAGGAATGAAAAAATATCTTTGTTTAAAGGCGTTCATTCTTTTAATCGTGATATTTTTTCATTCTTTCGTCTTGGTGCCTCGGGCGATTGCATCCTCTTATGAGGGTGTGGTTGCGAAAGCTTTTTATGAGGCTGTGGCACCTTCTGTTGTTGCTGCAACTCCTGCCGGTAGGGGGTATTTATTGGCTTTGGCTGTTGGTTCGGCGGTGGTTTATATAGCAATAAAATCTGGTGCTGTTACAGCGGTCAAAAACTGGTTTAATGGGATAAATGCGGATTCGGGTAAAAAATCATTTGTCGGACCGATTGGTACTTGGGGACCGGGATTTACTGTAGGCGGTCAAGTCTTTAAGATAAAATTAAGTGCCGATGGTGTTCATTATGATCTTCAACAAAATGGAAATGGTGCGGCGGGGAATGCTACATGGCAACAAATAATTGATCAAATAGCATATTGGGGAAGCTGGAATCCTGCTCCGCTGGCTGCTCCTACAGTTCCTACCAATTACGGCACACAATTGGCTGCAAGTCAACCATCACTAAACACTAATGATGTTTTTATGTCTCAAGGTGCGGCTGCGATGTTGGCAGCTGGTACAGCTGCTCTTGTTAAAGCAACTGAAATGGCTGATGCTGAATTAGAAGCGTTGAAGCTTGTTATGGGGCTTACGAGTCCGGATCATACTACAGGTGTTCAGCCTAAACCAAATTTAGGTGATAACACTGTTTCTGCTGATGCAAACCAATCTATTCCTCTGTTGTCTCAAATTGTTAACTATGTTAGTAACCTTATTGGGATAAAATCAGATACTAGTGCAATAAGGACGAATATGGATTGTGTTGTTAGTGTTGTTTCTGGTGTTGGAACTAACGTTCAAAGCATGTCTACAAAATTGGATAATATAGCAGTATTGACGCAAGCGCAAAATAATATATTGGAAAATGTTGTTATTGCTATAAACAATCAAACCAGCATAGATAATGCGATGTTGGGAAAGATAGATAATGTGGCTCAAAGTATAGGAAGTCTGAATAATGTAGCGGCTACGCAATCTACTATTTCTACAAGGATTGACGGTTTGAAATCTTTGATGGCTACAAAGTTTCCGTTTTCTTTTATTTCTGGAATAACTGCTCCTTCTGGTGGTGGTGGTGGTCATTATGATATTCCAGATCTGCAGTTTACGGGTGGATATGTGCTTGTTGTCGATCCCATGAAGTATCCTGTCTTTGCTAATTTTTTTGGTACGGTAAGAACATTGGTTGCTATTGGAATGTGGGCTGTATTTACTCTTGTTATGATTCGTAGGGTGACGCAAATATGAGTTATTTACTTGATAAATTCCTTGATTTGGTGTTTTGGATTGCTGGTGCCGTTATTGGTCTGCTGCCTAATTATACTTGGACTCATTCAACTGCTTTAACTGCATTGATAACAGCAATTAATACTGTTGACCAGTATTTTCCGGTAGATACTCTTGTAGAAATCATCGGGGTGTATCTTGTGTATTATGCGATTGTTCTGTGGGTTCGTCCGCTTCTCAAGTTTGCACGATTGGCATAGGGGGTGCCATGTCTGGAGATGTGCTATTAGAAGCAATGTGGGTGTCTGTGCGGGTGGTGATAGATACCTTCATTGGGTATGCTTTGGGTGCGGCAGGTCCAGCTTTTGCTCTTATTTTGGCAATAGGTACAGGTTACGCGATATTTAAGGTTATATTTGAAGATGATTGGCATGAACACGATGATGACGATGAGGATTACGATGATTCGGGGGCATCTGATGAGGGGCGGGATTACTGGAAGGATCATCCTGATACGGTCGAAAAATGATTGTTGGTATTGAGGGTAAGCCCGGATCTGGAAAGTCATATTATGCGACTTTAAAGATAATAAATGATCTTAAGGCTGGAAAGAAAATATATACGAATATGGAGAATATACAAATACGCTCTTTGGCTTGGTTTATAGAAAAGGAAACAAAGGGAGTGGTTAAAAAAGAAAAGGTTCTTGATAATTTTAGGGTGTTAAAGACAAAGGATTTAAGAAGGTTTTGGGAGATTCCAAAGCACCAGCTGGTCAATTCAACGATAATTCTTGATGAGGTAATGCTTGATTTTTTTTCAAGGGATTGGCAAAAAACCGGGAAGGATTTAATATTCTTTTTCACACAGCATAGAAAATATAAAGTGGATTTGTATTACATAACACAGGCGATTTCAAAGGTTGATGGTGTTCTTAGAGAAATGACGCAATATTATATTCGCCTTCGTAATACAAATCATTTTAAGATGTGGTTTATGAAGGTTCCTGAAAGGTTTGTTGCTACATGGTTTTATGAGGATCAGGAAACAATAGTCAAGCGGGAATATTTTAAACCTGAAACGAATGTGTACCGTTTTTATGATTCATGGGCTATTTTTCAGAATGATGTAATTCCAACGGATCAGCCGATAGAGGCGCGCGGCCCGGAGGGGCGCGCGTCATCGGGGAACGTGGTGATGTTTCCTGGGGTGGCTGATCTGGTGAAATTTCATCCGGATCGGCCTTCTTGCTGGCTTTATGGGTGTCCGGAGAATTGTGAAACTGGAAACACCTGCGAGATGAGGAAAAATATAATTAAATAAATATTGACAGGCTTTTGAGTTTTCTGTAGTTTGTTTTTTAGGTGTCCAGCGTCCGGTAATGTATAGCGTGTGACCGGGCTGTAGATTGATGGGCACCTTGAAAGGGGGGTGCCTATGTTCAAGATTATCGAATGTGAGCGGTTGCCGGATGATCAGTTCCGGATGGTTGTCGAAACAGATGATTCCTCTCTTTTGACCTCCCTCTCTTTTTTAGATTCTCTCATAGAGTTTACCGGTTCGTTTCGCAATCAATCGAAAATTGCGTTGCGGATCTCTGATTCGAAAATGACGGAGGACGTTCGTCTGGTCGCTGCTCGGGAAGATCGCGCGATGATTCTAAACCTGTTTGAAGAGACGGTCGGTTCCAGCACCCGGGAGCGTTGGAATATTGTTCTCCAGCAGTTGCAGGCTGCCGGTCGTTCGTGGATGCGGCTTAACGGTGTGATCTCAATCCTGAAAATTGCACGTTCCGAAAGAGAAGAATCAATTCCAAAGAAACGGGAGCATAAAAAATCCGCATGGAAATAGGGGGAATT